ACGGTAAACTATACGGATAAAGATTTCTTGGCTGTTGGGAGTTGGTTATGGACATATTGGCACTATGTTTCAGGTGTATCTTTTTTACCAAAAGATGACAACACTTATGAACATACACCATTTGAAACCATTACTGAAGAACAATATAATGAATTAAATGCCAAGATGCCAGAGTCTATTGATTGGAGTCTTCTTTCAAAGTATGAACAGGAAGATACAACTAAGTCATCTCATGCTATGGTTTGCACAGCAGCGGGATGTGAATTAACCTAAGGAGTTATTATGCCAACAATGTTTATTGAGTCCGAGTATGATATGGATCAGGCGCTAGCCGAAACTATTAAATTAGTACAGCTAAAAGAAGCCACCCTTGATGTCGGCTTTAATAACATTAAAATGGTGAATATTTTTCTAGATAATCTACATAATTCTCTTCAAGAGAATAAGATTACTCCAGAAGATAAGAAGTTTCAACTCAATATAATGGTTAAGAACAATGAACAGAATTGAAATTCTTTTAAAGCAACATCGTGAGGGCGGGGTCCAGAACAAGGATCTCGCCCTCTGTTTGCATTACATCAACCAACTACAACTAGAAAAGATTAAAAATGAAACAAGAGTTTCACATACCGAAGGAACTGATTCAGTACCTGGAGAAATTAATAATCCTAGTCCCAAACGATCTAAAACTAAAGGACTTTGATAGAGGCTTCAAGGCTGGTCAATTAGAAGTTTTAAATAAACTTCGTGCCTTATTAGAATCTCAAGAAAGGAGGTAACTATGGGTAAAGGTGGCGGTGGCGGTCAATTATCTCAAAAGCAAATTGATGCCCAAATGAAACAACAAGAAGATATGTTTAATAGACAGATGGCTTTACAACAACAGTATCAATTAGAAGCTGAAGAACGATTACGTTTAGAGCGGGAACGAGAAAAACAACAAGAATATGTACGTCGAGTTGAAACAGCTCAAGCTAAAGAAGCTACTAGAACTAAACAAGAACAACAAGAAGCTGCTACATTCCGAGAAATGACGGGCCAAACTAAACAGGAAGATACCAGTGACTTTGGTGGTGGCTTTAATCTAGATATGCCTACAATTGAAAGACCTGGTTACGAACAAGAAGATAGACCACTCTAAGGAGAGACAATGAACCAAGAAAAGACTATTAAAGATAGATGGTTAACACTCCATAATAAAAGAACTACTAAGTTAGATAAAGCAAGAGCATGTGCTGCAATTACAGTACCAACCTTGTTACCTTATCAATCTATGACTGGAGAAGATAACCTCTTTCAAACTTATTCTTCGGTTCAGTCTAGAGGTGTAACTTCTTTAGCAAGTAAGATTCTCAGTGTTCTTATTCCACTAAACGATACTCCCTTCTTTTCGTTTGGTTTAAAGAATGGTCGAGAACCTACTCCAGATATTAAGGAATATCTAGATAAGTTATCTTTCCAAGTTTATAGAAAACTAATATCAAATAACTTGCGAGAGATGGCTTATCTCGCTATTCAACATTTAATTGTTATTGGTGATGTTTTAATTATTATGGAAAACGATTACAGTTTCCGAGTAATTAGACTTGATCAATTCGTTGTCCGAAGAGATGTTAATGGTTCTGTAAAAGAGTTTATCTATTTAGAATTTATTTCCCCAAGTAATGAGGAACCAGCAAGTGCCTATGATTTCCTTTCGGGCGAAGAAACACAAACAGGCTATAAAACAATATACATTAGAGTATCACAAGACGAAGACACAAAGCAATGGAAAGTTGAAAAAGAAATGGAAGGTAATACCTTTGATACTGGGTATTATGATGTTCTTCCTTATATTATGTTGCGTTGGTCTAATATTGCTGGTGAAGATTACGGACGTTCTCATGTCGAAGATATTTATTCAGACATTCGTACCCTTGAGTCCTATAGCCGTGCCCTTATTCAAGGTATGGCCGCTGGTTCAACTTTCTTTATGGGTATTGATCCCGCAGGAATTACTGAAATAGATGATCTTGCTGGTGCTCAGAATGGTCAATGGGTTGCAGCTAGAAAGAACGATGTCTTTGTAATCTCCCCCAGTGAAACCATGAATCCTCAGCTCCAATCGTCTAGCGCAGCTGTAGAAGCTATGCGTAAAGAGGTAGGCCAAGGCTTCCTATTACAGACCGCAGCCATGCCTACAGGAGATCGTGTCACAGCAACGGCTATTAGAGCTGTAGGTAACGAGCTAGAAACCATCCTAGGTGGTACATTCTCTGCTATTGCTAGAGACTTTATGATTCCAATTATCAAGAGAACCATTTACTTGATGTTAGAAAATAATGAAATAGATCAACGCATGGCTCAGCAGTTTGATGAAGATAATGGTATTCTTAATATCGAAATCCTAACTGGTTTACAATCACTTAGTCGAGAGTCCGATATTACTAAACTATTACAGATGGGTGAAATGATTCGTAACCTTCCACCTGAAGCGGCATCATCCTTTAAGTGGGAATCCTATGCTCGCGCCTTGATTACTTCTATGGGCTTTGATGCTAACAACTGGGTTCGCAGTGCCGAAGAAATCAAACAAGAAAAGATGGAAATGGCTAAGGCTCAGCAACAAATGGAAATGCAAAAGATGTTTGCAGGAGCCGCTGCAAATGCTATGGGTGGCGCTGCTCAACAAGATCTAATTAATACAGGTGGTGAAAATATTCCACCTAATATGGCTCAACAAGCAATGCAAATGTTAGGAGGACAACCAAATGGCTAAACGACCTGATAAAAAATCAATGCCTTGTAATAAACCCAGAGCATCTACCTCTGCTGGTAAAAAGAAAATGGTTAAAGCATGTGCCAATGGTCAAGAAAAAATCATTCACTTTGGAGCAAAAGGTTATGGTCACAACTATAGTTCGGAAGCTCGTAAGTCTTTCAAAGCACGGCATAACTGCGACGCTGCGGATAATAAACTAACTGCTAAATACTGGGCCTGTAAGAATCTTTGGGCAGGGCCTGGTGGTTCCAAGGCATCTTGTCCTAAGGGTAGAAAGTGTAAAGGATGACTGATAAAAAACAATCTGCTGTTTCTCGTAGGTTAGCTGGACGTTCTGGAATAGATGCTCAAAATCTTTCTTCTGTTGGTGATTTAAATTTAAATAATACTATAGCTTCTGTAGCTTCTAGTGTTGAAACTATTAATACTATTCTTCCTACAACTACACAAAAAGCAGATAACGCTGATAGAGTTTTATCTGGTAACTTAGATCCTACAAATCCAGGTGGATGGGAAGCTCGCATTTTAGATTTAGAAAATAATCCATCTGGTGGTGGTGGTGGAGGTATTGATCCAACAGATCCAACCCAACCAATATTAATTGTTGATAATTTTCTTATCCAACCCAATGGCGATCCTGATGGTGGTGGGGGTTTTCCTAGTCCTTATATTCATCCAGCTGCAAATACAACAGTTTTAAATACTAATGGTTTAAATATTTTAAATACTGAATCTGAAGTAGATCATAATGGTATTATAATTGCGAGATTAACATCTGGTAATAATTTTCCCGTTACACTAACTTTAGGACAACGAGATACATCAAATATTTGTAGGTTAGCTGATTTAAATTCTTTATATTTTATCTTAAAAACTCCTAATACATTAGAGCATTCTATTAGAATAGGTTTAATGGATAACTTTGCAAACTCACCAAGTGCTGAAGAAATTGTTTTTGAAAGATTAGTTGGTGAGGCTAATATTAGTGTAGTAACTAGGACTGGTGGAGTTGAAACTAAAACAGGTACTGGTGTTGCTTATACAGCTAACACATGGTATACTTTTAAAGTTGCTAAAACAAGTAGTACAACAGTAGACTTTACAGTTAATACTACGCTTATAAACCAAACAACAAACATTCCAACTGGTTTTCTTAATGTTGGTATTCAGGTTGTTGGTAATAATAACTCAGTAGATGAAGACTTTAAGCTTGATTTTTTTAGTCTTAAGTTAGGAGATGTAACTCCAGTATTACCTACAGGTACTACTGTAGAAGGTACCCCTAATGAAGTAGAAGTTACAAGCGTTGGTTCGGTTTATACTGTAGGATTGCCTGATAATGTAACTATAACTGGAACTTTAACTGCTAATGATATTTTATCAAAAGTTTCAGGTCCAACTGTTGTTGATTGTAAAAACACATCTGGAATTACGTTACCTAAAGGAACACCTGTTTATATTTCAGGTACTGTAGGTGGTTCAGGTGTTATTGAAGTTCAAAAATCTTTTAATGATAATCCTGCTACAATGCCAGCTATTGGTTTGCTATAC